CGCGAACATTCCAACCGTTGAATTACTCCGAACGGACCTAGAAGCCCTGTTTGTGGGCTTCTAAGAACAACTGGTTAGTGAAATTCACTTCAGTTGTGGTGGCTGTCGGTGCATTAGTTAATGCAAAAGACCCATGGGCGTGATGCAACAATAAAGTTGCACGTGCCCACAGGGTGTCGACAGACGTTCCAATATCGAGATGCGAGCCTCCGTTAGGAGACGCGCAGCCTAAAGGCGTTAAGACTAGCAGAGACAAACTTGCTAGCATAACGAGGATCGCTGACTTCCGCTTCTTAGAAGCGGTTTTCTTTGAGGACCCTGCTGCGGCAGCAAGCCACAGCAAGACCCGGAAAAGACACAGGATGGCTTTCACAAGCCACCGGTGATCAAGGCAGCAGCACCAGTTCCAGAGCCGTCGTACAACAACGTCGCTGTACCTCCAAGAGTGGAGATAAACGACGTCAGTTCGGCGAGCACATTCTTCGCTTCATCAGTCGTACTCATCCCCCCTACGGGGAGATCAAGAACGACGTAAGCGGAGTGCACGATCGGAGTGACGGAATCGACAGGTGAAATCGTGGTTTTATCCACGCGTATCACGCTGCGACGCCGACGCTTCGTTCCCTTCCCCGACTCAAGATGAGAAATCTTGAGACGATGGGGGAGGGAGGGCGCTTCAGTAATGAGCGCGTATTCGTGTGAACGGGCCTGTTTGTCGAGAGATTGAAATTCAACCTCTGCGGCAGAACGATCCTTCACTTCGTTGGTATTGAGTGTGAGGGCTAACATATTGTTAACTACTTTACTTATTTACAACGAGGTCTTCGCGTAATTGCGAGAGCCCCGCCCAGGCTAGCCTCCATGAGGCTAATCCCGCTTGCCTTAGGCAAGAGGTATGTCGGTTTAAACGAGAGACGCTTAAAAGCCTCCTCTCGAATAACCGCGACGGGAGCATTTTTTAGGTTGTACCAAGAGATTTCACAATTGATTTCTCTTTTATACAACACTGACCATAATGCTCTTCGTATGTATGTCACCGGTTCCAAGTTCCGTCTCTTGAATTGTTCTAGGAAAGGGCCTATGCCCACAACCCAGTCGACAACGAAAGAATACGGAATCGCGTTCCAGTTGACCGAAGGATCAAGATTGACCCCAAGGTTATCCATTAACGCGAACAGAGCAGCATGCTGCTTCTGGAGCTCGTCGTAATCATATGAATACTCGAGTTCAACGTGGAACTTAACGGGTTCGAGTCGGGACCGCGCCGCGCACGACGCCGCTGCACAACCAGTGGGAGGACCCCACGTGTCTGGAGGGTAGTTATTCCCTGCGTTCACGTTGAGTCGCCATAGGTAGTTAGCGGGCGTATATGCGTTTAGCGCGTACGAACCCTGCTCGTCTGGAAACGAGAGGTACTGCACTCTGTGCACCCTCTTTGCTTTCCGTGCGTTAGACATCAGGCGCATCGCCTGAGCTTGGTACCGCTTAAAGGACTGTAACAGTCCCTTAATGTCGGACATAAGTGGCTTGAAGTTAAACTGCACTTGCAGATGTGCTTCAGCTGCCGACCTGCTGATCTTGGCGAGAGACTTCGACCTAGAGTTGCCGGGTAGCTTATCGAAAAGCTTACCGACTTCTCCGAGGCCTTTAGCGATTCTCGTCAATGACTCACCTAAACCTTTAAAGTCCTTAAGCTCTATTATAGAGTTTATTAGACTGAGGTTTGGTTTGATGTTCGGCAACATGCTCCGCACAGCGCGGAACAGCAGAACATCGAGATCTGGGGGGTCAGGGACTAAATCAGTCCCGTTACCTTCCAGATTGACTATCGTGGAGTTACCCAAATGGTTAATGTTCCACGGATCAGCACTTCCCCAACTCCACGCGGCCAGGGCAGGAAGCTCTGCTTCCATCCATAGGCCTTGGTACGCGTAGTCTTCGACAACATGCACTCGCATAGAGTTCTCGGGCAACTCCACTCGATAGTGGTAGTGAGCCCAATTATTCCAGTTGCGTTTGGACGTGTCGCCTTGTTCCGAGCAGATTTGGAGTTCCTTAATATATTTAGGAATGTCCACTGAAATCAGATCATAGGTCGGAGGATACGTTGGTGAATACACCATGCGCGTGCTTCCCTCTAGGGAAGTCGCGTCTGCGTAGTCCGTGATGGTTAAGTTTGACATACGAATCAATCGCGACTCAAAGTCGCAATATGAGGATCTACACGTTGTGTAGTGTGAGGCGGCTAG